GCTTGTTGAATAATCAAAATACGTTCACCATCTGGCATGGTTTTTTCTTCGACGCTATCAATACGCCCTGTGGTTTGATTAACAATCGTTATCTTAGAGTCACCGCCACCCAATTTATGATTAGGCGTTACATGACCATTACCTCCCATTGTGATAACTTCCGCGCCACGCTCGCCGACAAGATAACTTTTGCCGCCTTGCACGTTACCACCCATTGCTCGTGCGCCAGCAAGTTCAGCACTCGCCGTTGCTGCCATAATTGCAACACTTGCATGGCCTAGTCCGCGCATCACCATTGCGTGTGCTGTTCCTGCTGCTAATAAAGCAGGTGCAGCTAAAGGATTCATAACCGCCATCATTGCATAACTTGCTTGAGTTGCTAATGCAGCTTGCTCCGTCATTAAAATTGCTTGAGCTATGGCTATAGCTTTTTGAGCAGCAAAAGCTACCTTTGCAATATCGTTATTCTCATGCCCTGTTGCTCTGGCAAGCTCTAAAATATTTCCAGCTAAATTAGATGCCGCGTTAAATTCTTCATTCTTTAAGGCGTTTTGCTCTGCCATTGCATCGCTTTGAATTTGCAGTTTTTCAGCATTATACTGTAAGTCGTTTTGTGTGCTTCTAGTATAAAACTCTGTTTCTGACATACGATCGGTAGCATACGCCTTATCAATAATTGCCTGTCTTGCCTTCATTGATCGATAAATAATCTCATTCTTTGACGTGTATTGAGCGCGTAAAGCATCCAACTCTTGCGCCTGACCTGCCATAAAGCTATCAACTTCGGTTTGTTGCGCAGCAAGGTCTTTTTCGGCTTGTAGTGCGTCAATCTTTTTTTGTTGCAAAATGAGATTATCTTTTTCTTTTTGCCCTAACTTACTAAGGTTTGTATATTTCAGGTCAAAGTTTAGCTTTGCCAGCCCTGTGTCTTTACCCCACAACTGAATTTGTTCTAACTGAGATAAAGATAAAGCATCGTACTGGCTTTTTAATTGTTCTGCTTTTTTCGTTGCATCTTCTGCCGACTTCTTAGCAATCTTGTCGGCTTCTGCTTTCTTGCGTGATACCTCTAGCATCTCTTTAGCCACGCCTGATTCGGCAGGATTAGCTAGTAAATCGTCAACTGTGCGATTAAATGTAGCTGTTTCAATTGCAGACTCTAATGTCTTTTTTTGTGCTATTAGTTTGTCAAGGTCGCTTTGAATAGAAGCTTTTATTCTTTCATTCGACGATAAAGACGCTGACCTTGAGCTTTCCATTGTCGATTGAATTTGAGACTCAACAACGCTTAAACTTTTAGCAAGAATCTGTAGCTCATCATCGCTAACAGTTAAGTTTTTATTGATTTTATCAATGGCTTCTTTTGATTTATCCGCTGCTTTTTCTGCGTTATCGCCAAAAACAAACCATGCTGTGGCGGCAATGCCCAACAAAGTTATTGCCGCACCCAATGGCCCACCCAAACCCGCAACAATTCCAGTTGCCGCTCTATTTGCCACATTTGCCGCGTTAGTCGCTGCGGCTAATTCTGCTTGTGCGATAGTTTGTGCTGTTGTTGCCACTGTGTTCGCTTCTGCGGCTATTGTTGCGCGTGATACAGCTACGGCTTCAGCATTAGAGGCAACGACAACTGCTGACTGTGCGGCGGCTACTCTTTGCAGTGCAATAGTACGCTGCAACTCTGCGGCTGTAGCGTATTGCGTACCTGCGGCTAATCGCGCATCCATTGCGGCACGTTCTGCGTCTGCTACTGTCGCATTGAGTGTTGCTAATACTGTCGCTGACGTTGCTCTTGCGCGGCCTAATTCCTCAAGTGCTAAAACTTTTTCAGCGGCTGCACGTCTAACCGCTACGCCTGTCGCTGCATTGTTGGCTGTCGTTAGTGCTAACGTTTCAAGTCTTAATGCTTCTTCGGCTGCTAGTGTTTTTAATGTCGCGGCAAGCGATAAAGCCATGCCTGAAACAAAACCTGTTAGCTTTATTCCTGCAAAAACCAAGGCCGCTTTATATGCGTATCCAAAAGCATCGCCGATTAGTTTGGCGTTTTCGTCAATGTCTAAAGAATCCATAAAATCGGACGCTTTCGACATAATACTAACAAAACCCTTTCCCGCCTCTGTTGATTCGTTAATGCGACCTGTGAAAATAATCGCACTGTTTTTTAAGTCAGTGAATGCCTGAGAAATAGTAGATTCTGTTTTGCCGAACGCCGCATCAACCTCGGACGCTTGCTCTTTTAATGCCTGAATAAGCACGTCAGAAGTTAATGCGCCCTCTGCCGCTAACTTCCTTAACTCGCCCTTACCGACACCTAATGCACGACTAAACGCATCCATTGCCGCAGGTGCATTTTCTGCCACGCTGTTAAATTCATCGCCACGGATAACACCACTTGCCAATGCCTGGCTAAATTGCAAAATAGCAGCTTCGGCTTGTTGAGTACCTGCGCCTGATAGTGCCAATGTTTTACCAAACGTTTCTGTTACTTGCGAAACGTCCGCTACCGACAACCCTAATTTATCGGCGTTTTGGCTAATCTTGAAATATAAATCACCAGTCGCGCCTAGTGCTTGTCGCGAGTTTTTGGCAATATCGATAACGTTTTGAGTGGCTTGTCCAAGTGCTTCTGTTGAATCAGTGACAAGTTTTAAGCGATTTTGTAGGTTGGTATAAGAATCAGCATATTCAATTATTTTAGACACGGCAAAAGCTGAGGCAAGCATCGAGGCCATGCGACCAAGTGCGTTTTCTGCTTTATTCCCTGCCTGTTGTAAACGACCTAATGCTCGCTCACCATCGCGTAAACGGCGCGTATCAATCCCTAGCCCAATCATCAAAAGGTCAATTACTGCCATTTTTTACCTCACTTTAGCGATTGAGCGTAGCGCGTTTTTAATGTTCATTGATACTGCTTTTCGCCTATCTTCTGTCATTGTCGGCTGACACGGCATAGGGCAATCATTGGTTGTTGCTTCGTTGCTGATTTCAGCATAACACGCTGATAATAGCATAATCGTACTAGCTTCCCACGAATCTAAATCATAGCCAACAAAATCAGACCATGCTTTCAATTCAGACCATGACAAACGTCTTGCAACGCCTTCATTGTAAGAGATTGTACCCGCTTCGTGTAATAATTCGACAAGATAAAGCCCGTGCTTTACATCGGGCATAAAAGGGATAGATTGAGGATTGTTAGACTTGAATTTAGACAGGCGCGAAACAGTGTTATGCTCTTTCGCGCCCTTGGTTTGTGGGCAACTATTCCACCACGCTTGCTGTTTAGCGTAGAGTTTTAGACGCTCTACGCACTCATAAAAAAATTAGCACGGTCGCCAATAGCATTATCAATCTGCTCACGAATCCAATTATATTTCGTGTAAATATAGACGGCATTGGCTGTAGAGAATGGCAGTTCTTTGCCGCCTTCGGTGATGCCTGTCCATCCTGTTGTACACTTAGCCAATAGCTCGACCGCTTCTTTATCATTAGCAATAAAGTCAACATCGGCAGACTTGCGCGACATTTGAGCCTTAGCACGTTCTTTAATCGCATTCTTAAACGTAGCAGAATCGTGGCCGCTAACACTGATAGTCATGCCTTCTAGCTCGTTTTTGCTAACAGGGTGCTTTAGCGTAATGGCGGCATTATCGGACGGTAAAAGGTTTAATAAATCCATGGTATTCTCTTATTGTTAGCCCCTAATTAAAGGGGCTTGGTACTAATTAAGGTAAGGCGACTTGAATAATATCGGTGTTAATCTCTAAATTAATAGAGCCTGATAAAATCTGGTCAACGCTACCAGCATTCGTTTTGAACGACATAACCAACGCGCTAAAATAGTCTTTTGACCCGTCTTGATATGTGATGCGAATGGCTTTGTTAGCATCAGATGCAACGGCTGCCTGTACAATCACTTGACCAGCATCGTCACGGTCAATTGCTAACTGTAGAGCCATCGTGCCATCATTAAACGAACCTTTACGCTTAATCGTGCGGCGTGATGCTACTGGATTATGCGTAACTGTTGCATATTCGCGGCCAAACTCGCCCAAGTCTGTGATTTCGCCAATCGTTGTAAATGTTAATGCTGCATAACCTGCCGCATCGTCGGTAGCGGGCAAAGTAGCACTAATGCCAATGGTTGCGCCTGCGGTTGTTTGTACTAAAGCTGCTGTCATTTCGATTACCCCGTAATCTGTTGATAAGAAATTGAGACAGGCAAATGATACCACCCGTC